GTATATTCTCAAAATCACTAGCAGTGTATAATATTTGATTATATGATTGAACTTCTATAAGAGACTCAAACTCTGAATCAGGATAGAATTTTAGATTAATATCATTACCACTAATTTCACCACCAAATGTTCCGATACCTGTTGTTGAACCTACAGAGACAAACGGATATTGAACAGTTAAAATATCATCAACATCACGAATTGATATTATTTGATGAACTGCTGATGTTTCACCACAAGAAACTCTTACCAATGATTTGGCAGTGCTATCAATTAATTTGTTTAATGTTGAATAAGTTACTGGACTTGATGTAGTTGTAACATATCCAGATTCTAATCTGGCACTTCTTTCAGCACCTGCAGGTTGACCAGCAACTGAGAAGCGATAAGTTCCAATACCAGATGCAGTTGACCCTAATCCTACAATATTTGCTCTTACATCAAGTGTTCTAACTCTATCATTTTCGATTTGTAGTTTGACTAAATCATTTTCAACTCTTGCAGTAATAATACCGACTGCAGACTGACTTAATCCTGATTGAGTATCAACATATGTTTGAGAAATTGTTGTATCCGTCCCATCAAAATCAACAATAACTTCATTATAATTAATTTCTTTTGTAAAACTATCTTGAACAAATATAGTTGCATAGAGAGAGTTAAAATCATATGTAGGAACTTCAATAATTGATGAAGTTGTAAATCCAACAGTAGTTGAACCAACACCAGTGTTTACACCAGTTAAATCAACATGACCAATTCCATTAGTTCCAATACCTGTTAAATCAGTACTAAAATCAATTTTTAATAGTTTAATATCGTGGTCTTTGATGAATTTTTCTGTTGGTTCAAAAACAAGATTTTTAGTTCCAGTTTGTAATATTTCAGTATTAAAATCACCTAATTTAACTGTTGTAAAATCGGTTGTTTTTTCAAGTAAAAAGGCATCATTCTCAGTTGTTAATGTAACTATTTCTGAGAACTGTATATCAAAAGTATCTGGATCTATAATCTGAACCAAATAATGCCCAAAATCTTCTACAAGTGGTTCTATTATTGTATTTGTACTCTCAAATCCATCACTGGAAAAATCACTACTTATATCATCATGTAATAAAACTCTATTTGTTTTACATCTTGTAAAATCAGTTAATGTTCTATTTTGGAATGTTAAAAACTTAGACCCATTAACTCTTGTATCGTAGTCTCTTGCAAAGTCAAAGTTGTTTATTGCATCAACTCTCTGCTTATCATTAAGTTCGAGAACATTACCAACATCCAATACAACAGTTTGATTTGATTCACGAACCTTACCAACTCCAACCTCAAGGTTAGTATCTAATGCAGTATCAGCAAAATTCTTTAATCCAGATGGATGAACCAAACGATTAACTGGGTTAACAAATTTATCCCACTCAACAGAACTTTTAATAGTGTAAGATAGATTCTGATAATAATCATTATCTGGTATAACTTGATAATCTTCATTTAATTTACCAATATCATCTAACCATCCATATTCTTGTCTATTAGAGAAATCTGTTGTAAATTTAGCTTGATTATCTACAATACTTGTAATCTCTGCTGATACATTACTTAATTCACCTTTAATTCTATCACCTTTCCTGAGTTTATACTTTCCATCAATTTTGATGTAATCATTTCTCACCTCAATCACTTTTAAATCAGTGATTGTAGTTCCAACTATTAATGTTTCCTTTAATTCAAAAACACCCCTTGATTGAATTGGTTCAATTACTGGATACTTTTTCTTATTAATTAAAGTCGCATATCCAGATTGGAATGTTTTTGCAATACCAGGATTAGTTGTAACACCAGCAGTGCTAAATTTTAATATACATTGTGTACCAATAATATACTCATCAACATTAAAGAACTGATAGTTATAATTATCAGAGTTATATCCAGTGCCCTCAACTGTTGTGTTGGTTGATATTCCACCTTGTGTAGAACCAATACTTACTTCACCAACTCTTTGTATACCTTCAACATATACTTGATCTCCTGTTGCAAATGGTTGTTCATCAAATCCGTTGATGGGAGTTTCTAAGAAACAAGTAACAACACCAGAATTACTAATTTGTAATGAATTAATTCCAACTCCATTTGAATTATTAATTGATATAATTTTATGTACGACTGAATCTAATCCAGTTACAGGTGATAAAACATCAACTTTGGATATTGTTTGGTTTGGTGTAAATGCTTGTAATGAAAGTCTATCTACAACTGTGTTTGAAATAGGATTAAACACAATTAAATTAGGTGTGCTCATGTAATCAGCACCACCACTTACAATATTAACTGAGTCAATAATGTCAAGATTATCAATATTAACAACTGGTGATATAAATGCCTCTGGACTTAGAGTTTTATCAGAAGAATATTCATAACCAAAATCAACAATTCTTATTTTTTTAATTCTTCCAATATTTCTTGAAGAAGCAATAATATTTGCATCTGTTCCACTTACACTATTAATCTTTTTAAATTGAGGTAGTTTTTTGTAATTAAAACCTGGTGAAATTATTTTTAAATCTTTTATCTCACCATGAACTGCAGTTGATTTAGTAGAATATTCTAGTGTTTCACAATCATTGCTTGTATAATTTAAAAATTCAGGTACTACAGGTGAAAAGTCAAAAGTATCATCAGTAACATTGAATATTCTATACTCACCGTTGTACTTACTATCAACAAATCTTATTTCAGAATAATTAGAAACTTCAGTATCTGCAGTGCTTATAAATCCACCTTTTGTTAATCCATAATATAATCTACCTGGTGTAGATGCTGAATACTGAACAGTAAGACCTGCACCGATTGGATCAGTGTTATTAGTTGCAATACCAATCGTGCCCCCGACACCAACATTAAAGGAACTTGAATCTTGTGAACTTAAGTACTCATTAGTAAGATTTCTATCATAGAATAATTTAAAATCAAAATTTAATAATGTGCTACTTGTTAAACCAAAGTTTAATTTTGAATTTTTTACAACATCAATTCTTGGATTTATTAATCCTATTGATTGATTATCACCACCAGTATTTGCTGTAATGCTTACAATTCTTACTGGATTTGCTCTATTATCTTGAATTGTTTCAGAAAGTTGAAATCTTCTACTACTTACTCTGTTTATAAAGTATGTTCCTGTGCTTAATCCAGTTGCACCTCCATCATAAAATACTTTATCTCCATTTTGGAATCCGTGGTCAACTATATCAATTTGATTTGTTTCAACATCAGAGGCATTAAACAATAATGGATCTATTATTAATTTTTCAAATTCAGAATTATAGTTTACAGATACTGGAGTCGTAGTTCCTTTTCCAACGTTTAAACTGGGAACCACATTCATTCTTATTATATCACCTTCAATTAGGTTGTGAGTGGTTGTATTTGCTGCAGAAACATTAGTTGAAACTGTTGTGGTTACTTTATCAATAGTACCAGTTACTTGATCTTTATTTGATTGGAAGAAATATAATCCTGATGAAATGCCTGAATTTGAACCATTACTATAGAAAAATAGTCCTTCACTTGTACTTCCGATACCAACTTTTGTTGTTACAATACCTATATTATCTCTTCCTTTATTAATAACGTATACATCAAGTGAGTTTTGCCCTAAATGAGGAACTTTGAACTCAGTGACTAAAGGAGTTCTTCCTACATCAAACCGATTTGCACCATTTCTTTTATTTAAAGTTACCTTTTGACCTGTTTTAAATGGGTGATTAGGTAAATGTATTGTTCTAGTTGGGATTGATATATTTTCTTTAATATCTCCAGTTACTCTTTCAACCTCTATGGCACCACCATTTGTGGTTCCAACACCCACTGATTGTGGTCCATTAAAGTAAATAATATCATTTGGTTCTGATTCAAACTTAGTTGTTTCTACAGGTATAGTAATAGTATTATTTAAAATATCAACATTTGAACCTAAAGTATGAGCAATACCAGTATATCTTTGAACTCTAATTACTTTTCTCAAGTTATAGACATTTAATACTCTTAGAGTCTCTACATCTGATGTATTTCCTGAACCAACTCTTAATGAACCACCAATAGCAATAGTATTTGGAATTTCAGTTACATATATGTCTTGTATTAATCCATTTATAGCACCTGCTGTCATTGTTTTTGCAAGTCCAACTCTATAAGTTGAAACACCCACAGTAAATGAGTCAGTCAAATTTTTGATAGACGTACTTAAACCTGATATTGATACTGATGTTTTATCATTTAATTCAATAAAAGGTAAAAATTGTGCTGTAACTTGACTGTAATTATTCCAAGTAAATACAGCATTTTCAAAAGAGTTAATTGTAGTATCAATTTGTGAAATTCCAATTCCAACAATTTCATCAACCTCTGCACGGAATCCTGAACCGTTTGTGCCTTCATCATCGAAATCTGTAGTATCTCCGACCTTATATCCTGTCCCTCCATTTAATATTGTAAATCCATCAACTCCACCTTTTGTGACTGCTTCGATTTTAGAAACTTGTCTAATTTTTTCATATGACTCTATAACAAAATCATTTCCAGCAAATTTTTCATCTACATTATAAGGTAATGTATTTCTTCTTAATCCTGAATTATTAAAATCAAAATCTTGATCTAGTAATTGATTCTCTGCAATAAATGGTGAGCGATAAGTATTACCGATAAAATATGGATATTGTCCTTCTAATTTGTTTGTTCCAGTTCCCAAACCAACAGTAGCAAAATATGCATAAACACCATTAGGAAATTCAGGTGTTTTTCCAAATCTTCCATTATGAATATCTAAATCTCCTTCCCCATTGTATACATGATCTTCTACAAAGAATCCTGCTGAGTATCCTGGTGGACGATTTGTAACTCTATTGATATCAGTTACATAAGATGGTGTTATAATTTTTAAATTAGAGTTAATATTAGATGGATCTGAATATCCAAAAGGTCCGTATATTGGATTACCATCATATGCCCATCCCACAATTGGAGAGTGTCCTGTTATTTGATTAAACTCACCATTTGAATTTACACTAAATGTATTCTCAAAATTATTTGCAATGTCTTGAGAATAACCTAAAATACTAAACCTTAACGTATCTTCTTTGGTTGATAAGAATGAATCTCCAAATCTATGAGTGTTATTTAATGTTAAACTCCTTACTCTTGCAACAAAAGAACCGCTAGAACCTCTTGAAAATGCTCTAACTTCTGTTGATACGCTACTATATCCAATGCCTGGATTTGTTACTATAGCATCGATAACTTGTCCATTTTCAATGACTGGTCTTACAACAGCACCTGCTCCCGTTCCTGTTGAAATAACTCTAATTTCGGGAAGTGAATTATATTCTCTACCTCTATTAACTACTGCTACATCAGTTATTCTACCATTTACAATTATTGGTTTAAATTCTGCAAATCTACCATTTTCAATAGTTACTTTAGGTATAACTTCCTTATCAAGTGTTGTGGAACCGTAATTTGTTCCTTCCTCATATAGATAACCGCCAATTATTTTACCTGTTACAACTGGTGTTATTTTAATATCACCTGTAATTGT